CAATCTCGTTGTTCATCACATCGTCAATATCAACCTGACCCTCGACAATGCCAATGCGCGGCGTGTTGGTCATGGCGACGTTATCCAAAATGCCGCGCATCACCGATGTCGCCGCGTCCTGATCGTCGGTCAGCAGGTCAGCAATCGATCGGCCAAAGAACGCATGCGGCTCTGGGTCAATCTCAAAAATGGCAAACGGGATCTGGTCGCATGGCTCGACCGACAGCAACTTGTATCCAGTGCCGCCGAGAATGACCTTGTGCAACATCAGCGTGCCGGTGCCATCAACGTCCATTCTCATGTACGCCTCAGTCACCATGACCAGTTTACTGGACGGGTCTACCGAGTTTTGCTCTTCGTCAGAGTTGACGCTGTAACCCCTGCGCGCCTCATTTTCCAAGACGCTCATGTCGGTGAAGCTGCTGGAACTGTCCAGCTCAACAACCTCATCAAAGTCAAAACCCATCTCGACCAGATCGCCGACCCGCATGTCGCTGCGGTGGCCGCAGACATAACAGTCATCAATCGAGCGAGCGCCACGATCAATGAAGAACTCTTCTGGCGGCACAGACACCATGCAGATGTCACCGTCGGTGGCCCGCTTGATGATCTTTAGGTCGTGCGTGCGAGATACCATCTCAGGCATTTGCAAGCCGTCAACGGAAACTTGCGTGCCCTCAATGGTTTCGGAATGCTCCAGCACTTCAACATCGGGGTCCATCATAACCGCGATATATTGCGCCTCGCTCAAGCCAGTAAACGTGTGTATCTCGCTCTTGTCGTATTCCTCGTAATACGTTTTCACGATGCCAGTCTTTTTGACCAGCGCATCGTGAAAAGCGTCAGACAGTACACGAAAGCCGTTTAGCTCTTGGAACTTGTAGTGCATGTATTCGGTGACCTGCTCGGCCATTGCCACGTCCTCTGGACCGCGCGGGACATATTCCACAGGGCGGCTGGATGACAGGAACACCCGCATAAGGCTGGGCTTAACAGACCGCACCGCATCCCGAACCTTTGTCGATACAACCTTGCTGCGGCCATCCTCATGGCCAATGTCGCTCTCGCCGTCAAAGTAGCGTTGCGCCTTGATCCGGTCTGGCGAAATGTCGCTTTCGATGAAGTCAACCGCGTCATCAATGGCACCCGCAAGGATGCCCTCAATTTGGTCGTCGGTCAAAGGCTCTGGGCCGTTGTCCTCTTCCTCAATCTCTTCAACAGGCGCAATCTCAAGGATGTCCACGATTTCTGCGTCTTCGATCATGTCTTCAGGGTTCATGTGGTTTTACCTTTATTGTGCCAAGAGGCCGCGCAATGCGCCGCCTGATATTTCAGCGCCAGGCTCAGCCGCCCCAACAGTCGCACCGCGCCGCGCGCCTTGCGTTGCTGCCACGGCGAGTTGCTCAACCCGCCGCTGCAATGCCGCCATTCCACCCTCGTCGGTGATCGCGCGGCGCACAAGCTCTGGGTCTTGCGAAACTAGAATCCGCGCAACCCGCGCGCGCTCCGCATCATTCAAATCCCTGCCAAACCTTCCGACGACCTTTTGAGCCGCACTGATTATTGCGTCTGGGCTGCCAGACAGCACGCCGGTTATATCCCCGACAGAAAGGCCCATCCCACGACGCGCATTTTCTGCCAATGTTGCCGCAGTGTCCGACCCCTCAAGAACGCGGCCTGCCGTTGCCTGAGCTTCTTTCGCAGTTTCAAGGCGATAAAGCACATCGTCAAGTTGATCTTCTGGGAACACTTGCCGCAATATAATGCCTTCTTTCGTCTCTGGGTCCGCCAAGTTTCGGATCAGACTTTGACGGGAGCCAGTGGTAGCTCTAGCCTCAAGCGCGGCCATCAGGCCAGCGCGATATGCGTTAATCTCTTCAGGCGATGTAAGGCGAGAAAACTCCATCAGCCGCTCGTTTACATCTCCGCTCAACGCGTTTTGGCCAAACTTAAATATGTCATTCTGCTGCCGCACGCCAGCCGCCGTCGCGCGGACATCAGCAAGCCCCTCAACAGATGTATCAAGAACGCCTCGCAGGCTTTGGCCGACCTCACCAACGTCTTGAGCCGCGCCACCCATTGACCCTGAATAAAGAGAGCTTACACGGTTATCAACGGCACGCCGGACCCGCTCGGCCTCAATAACAGTCGGCGTGCGCGTGAACTCAACGCTACCATCCTCAAGAATTTTATAGAACGGGGCTTCCCCTGTGCGAGCGCGAAGGCCGATTGCGACCTCTTCTGACGCAGACGGGACTCGACGCAATGTTTCGCCAAGGGCTTCGACAACTTCCGCTGGCGCAGGGACATTTTCAAATTGCGAATAAGCCTGACGCTCAGCCTGTCTTGCGACATCTTCACTGCGCCGCTGCGCTTGGAGCGCGCTTGGCTCACCAACGTCGGAAAGATATTGGCGCAGCTCAGTCAACGCCTCTGCGCGTGTTTGAGATGGGCGGCCCCGAATGCCCTCTTCCAAAATTCTTGAAGCGTCACCGCCGCTGGTTTTCAGCGCGCGTACTGCCTGCCGAATCGTTCTATTCTCAGCCATGATGCGGCCATTGATTATATCATCAGCAATTTCATCGGGGGTTTTGCCAGTCTGTTGTGCCAGCCGCTGGATTTCATTCTCAACAACGCTTGAACCGCGTTGACCGACAAGCCGACGCGCACTATCCGTCAAAGCCGTAATAGCACCACCAGCGCCACGCACCGCAGCGCCGCCGACAGCGCCGCCAACAGCGCCAGCCGCAGCAGAACCAGGCACCCTAGCAAGCCGCTCAGCAGCGCCGCCCTCGCCCGTGCCAAACCCGTAAGCGGCACCCTCAAGCCCGCCTATAGCGGCCATGCGGCCAAGTGTCGGCGCTACTGCCGCCGCCGATGTGCCACCAGTGAATGGCGCGGCTAACAAGCCGCCAATGGCTGGGATCGCCGCGCCGCCAATCTCATAAGCCATCGCCTCTTTTGGGCGGGCTTCTTGATATGCCTTTACCGAACCTCGGATTTCATTAAGCAATTCTTCATATGGGCGACCAGTGGTCAGCGCTCTTGCGCGCGCCTCAACCTCATCAGCAAAGCCAAGTGTCAGACCCTGCGCCGCCATTCTGCCGCGCTGGGTTGGGACTGCTGCCGCTGTCGCTTCTTGCTGCCGTGTTCTGGCAAGGGCGGCCTCAAATGCGGCGCGCTGTTCGTCGGTCATCTCGCCCATATTATTGCCCCTCTGCCATAAATTTCTGACGTTCTTCGTCAGTCATGTTCTGCCATGCAATCGCCCAGTCCCCTGCCGATACGCCGGTTGGAGCAGGTGGCGGCGTAAAAGCCAATGGCTTTTGATACAGTTCACCACCGAACCCAAAGTCGGGGATGACTCTTTCAACAGGCAACCCACGCGCTGACGCGTAAGACCCATATTGATCTGCAAGTGATCTGAATTGATTTTCAGCACCTTGATACAGTCTTGTGGCGCGATCCGCAAAATCAGCGCGCTGCGATTCAGTAAGAAGTTCACCAGTTTCAATTTGCGAAACCAAAGATGCAATTTGCGTACCGAAGTTGCCCGCTTTGGCCGCTGTAGCAAATTCACCTTCTCGGACTGTTGATCCTGGATCAAGAATTTTCATGTAGTTAAAGATAAGCGCCAAGTCACCCGCAGGAGACACCTGCCCAACATCTCTTTCAAGCGAAGACAAAATCCGCCCATAGGCTGCCGTTTGATCTGCAAATGATTTAACCTGCGGCAAAGATGTAAACTCTTTCCGAGCGCTGGATATATCGTTTGCCTCAAACGCTGGCTCTGCTGTCGGCGCATACAATTCAGTCACAGTGCCATCTGGCATAACGCGCACTAGCTTGTTATCAACTTCTCTAATTTCTCCGCCTGCTGCTGCCGCTGTCGCCTGCCGAGACTGCTGATAAGCCTGCAACACCGCAGGAACTTGACCGCCCGCTTTAATCATTTCAATAAACGGCGCAGAACCCGGCTGTTGCGACAAATACTCAAGCGTGCGGTTTGTCTGAGCCTGCTGCTCACGCTGCTGACGATAGCCGCCGATCCGCTGGGCAAGCCCTGGGTCTGGCCGCAGCCGCATCTGATTTAACCCTGCTGCCAAACCGCCA